ATGGAAAAGGAACTGAACAACTATCTGAAAGAGAATGAACGCGTTTGTTGGCAGGGGAAGCCAATGAAGTTTCCGCTGTTGGAAAAAGGAACGAAATTTTCCATACTATCCAAATGGATCCTGATTCCAATCGTGGCCATTGCCCTCCTCGTAGCCTACTTTAGCAACAATGACGTGAGAAGCATGGGATTTATCGGTCTTGTCACCCTTGTTTCAGTTCTGGCAATGGTTTCGCCGATTATCGAATGGCGTAATGTGCTGGGACAGCAGTACTGGATTACAAATCAGCGAGTCATTGTGCAGACACGTGACAAAAGCTTCTTCTATATGAACCTGGGCGAGATTGATGATTTCCAGATTGTCCATGACGTGGCAGATCAGGATTGCGTGGTTTTGGGAAGCAGTATCTTTGCGGAAGCACATAAACAAATGAGATGGAGATCCTGCCATCCGCTGACAAATACAGAGAGCCAGGCGGGCCATGATCACGCGGAAGGTATGGTTTTGTATGGAATTGGCAATGCGGACACCGCGGAGGACCTTTTGAAGCGATACGCAAAAGCAGTGGCCGCCTGAATATAGAATTGAACTTCATGCAGAATGACGCCCTGGGGGATACTCCCCGGGGCGTTATTTTTATGGAGAAGAATCAGGCAGCTGACTGACTGCCTGATTTTTTTGATGCAGATGCACAGAAACGTGCAATTTTATCGGCACGGAGGTGGTTGGTGTGAGGACGGTGAAGTGAGGTGGAAGACATTGAAAGAACAGCATGACAGCATTCGAAAGAAACAGTTTTGCCGGGCGTTTCTGCGGACGATGGATCCCGAGCGGGCGGCGGCGGAGACAGGACATCTGGACGGATTTGCCTTGCTTGCAACAAAGCCGCTGCAGCAGAGACTGGAAAAAATGAGGGAGACAGCCGCTGGACAGATCCGGCGGGAAGATGTGCTGCGCAGATTGGCACAGCTGGCTTTTGGCCGGATCAATGACGCGGTGGAGTTGGCTTTTACCAAAGAATTGGCGGAAGTGAATCGCCTGGACCTTTCGGCTGTTTCGGAATTTAAGGTGACGGACAAGGGCGGTGTGGAAATAAAGATGCTGGACCGGATCCGGGCTCTGGAGACGCTGTTTCACTTACTGGAAGGGGAGAACGGCGAAAACGGCGCGGCAGAGCTCTATCAGGCTCTGGCAGACGCTGCGGAAGCAGAGGGGGGCTGGGAACACGGCTGAGATCATGCGATTTTCAAGAAAGCAGAGATGTGTTCTGACCTGGTGGTACCGAAAGGGAAGCTATGATGCGCTGATCTGCGACGGGGCTGTTCGAAGCGGCAAGACATTTTCCATGGGGGTGTCCTTTTTCCTGTGGGCAATGACATGCTTTGATGGAAAACAGTTCGGCCTGTGCGGAAAGACGATCCTCTCTCTGCGGCGAAACCTGTTGACGGATCTGATTCCCTACCTGAGACGGCTGGGGATGCATTGCCGAGAAAAAAGAACGGAAAATCTGCTGACCGTTCGGATGGCTGGCCGGAAAAATGATTTTCTGCTGTTTGGAGGACGGGATGAATCCAGCGCTGCCCTGATTCAGGGAAGTACATTGGCCGGCGTACTGTTGGATGAGGTTGCACTGATGCCGCGGAGTTTTGTAGAACAAGCCTGCGCCAGATGCAGCGTGCCGGGAAGCCGGCTGTGGTTTAATTGCAACCCGGAAGGACCACAGCACTGGTTTTATCAGGATTGGATTCTAAACGCAGAAAAACGGCGGGCGCTGTATCTGCATTTTACCATGGAAGATAATCCGGCGCTGACACCGCGTATCCGGAAACGATACCAAAACGCATATTCCGGTGTGTTTTTCCAGCGCTTTGTACTGGGGGAATGGACGGCGGCACAGGGGCTGATCTACGACTTTTTTGACAGGCAGCGGGATGCAGTTTCTGCACCGGAGGGCGGGTTTGAGGAGTGGCGGGTGTCGGTGGACTATGGTACGGCAAATCCAACCGCATTTGGCCTTTGGGGGAAACGGGACGCCGTATGGTATCGGGTGGAAGAGTACTACTACGACTCCCGCAGAGAGGGACACCAGAAAACAGATGCGGAATACGCAGAGGACCTGAAAGAGCTGCTGAATGGCCGGAAGGCTGAGCGGGTGATTGTGGATCCGTCTGCAGCCAGCTTTATTGAGGTGCTGCGCAGAGCTGGATTTCGGGTGATACGGGCGGACAACCGTGTTTCAGACGGCATCCGGGTGACGGCAAATCTTCTGAAGAACAAGCAGATCCGCATCTGCGCGGGCTGCGCAGATTGTTTGCGGGAGATGGAACTCTATTGCTGGGAGACACAGGGCGGAAAAGACGTGCCGAAGAAAGAACATGACCATGCTATGGATGATATGCGGTATTTTGCAATGGACCTGGCAGGAAGACCGGAGGGCGGATTTGCTGCAACCTGGGTAGAACGTGGAGGATTTTGAGAGATATGTTGGGATTTCGAAAACAAGACCGGCAGACGGCAACCACCGCTGTGCAGCTGCGGAACGGGGGAAAACACCCCTTTGGAATTCTGGGAGAATACGTGCCCCTGCGCGGGGGTGAGGCACAGCTGTACCGAGCGGTGCGGGAGGCCGTACCGGTGGTGGATGCAGCCATTTATAAAATCATTCGAATGACGGGCGGTCTGACAGCGGCCTGCGGCGACAAAACGGCGGAGAGACAGCTGTGCGATTTTTTGAGGACTGTGCCGGTGGGGCGCGGACAGTTTGGCATCAATGCCTTTTTGGACTGTTATCTGGACTCTCTTCTGACCTGTGGACGGGCGATCGGAGAAATCGTGCCATCTGCCGGAGGCAGAGAGATCGCTGCACTGCTGTGCGGCCGAATTGAGAACATTGACATTCGGGAAGGGGAGCATTCACTGGAATTCACCATCTGCGGGCCGGACGAAGCGGGCCACATGGCGCCTTTGCCCCATCAGAATCTGCTGCTTTTTACTCCGCTTCATCCGGAAGCAGACAGCCCCTACGGCGTCTCACTTTTGCGGTCGCTGCCCTTTTTGGCGGATGTCCTGATGAAAATTTACCATACGATTGGCATCAACTGGGAGCGATGCGGCAATGTGCGATTTGCCGTGACCTGTAAAAATGACGGAGACGGAAACGCACAGGACCGCAGCCGCCAGCTGGCGGGGGAGTGGTCCCGGGCCATGCAGGAGAGCAGAAACGGAAATGTGCGGGACTTTGTGGCGGTTGGAGACGTGGCGATACGGGTCATCGGATCGGACAATCAAATTTTGGACAGCCAGGTGCCGGTACGACAGATCCTGGAACAAATTGTGGCAAAGACAGGGCTTCCGCCCTTCATGCTGGGGCTGAACTGGAGTTCCACAGAACGAATGAGCGCGCAACAGGCGGATCTGCTGACGACAGAGATTACGGCCATCCGCCGGACGCTGACACCGGCTGTGGAGCGGATCTGCGGGCTGTGGCTGCGCATGCATGGGTATGGCTGCGGATTTGAGGTGGTATGGGATGAGATCAATCTGCAGGATGAGGTGGAAGAAGCCAGGGCGGAGCTCTATCGTGAGCAGGCACGGAAGCTGCGGATTGAAAACGACGCGGCAGAAAAAAGGGGTGACTAAATGAACATTCAGAAGAGACCAGGCGGCCAGGTGGAGAGCCGGACAGAAACAGAGGATTTGGAGCTGATCAACCAGCTGGCCAAGACGCCGCTGACGGCAGAGAAAGTCTATAGGTTCAGTGTGCGACTGTGCGATAACGAGGTGGACCGGGACTGGGAGCGGTTTGATGAGGAAGCGCTGTCGGTGTTGAGGGATCTGTTTGTTGGGAAGAGCGGCATCTTTGACCATCAATGGTCTGCAGAGGGACAGACAGCACGGATTTACCGAACGGAAGTGATCAGGGAGACGGCAGAGGTGACGGCGGCCGGGGATGGCTATTGCTGGCTGAAAGGATGGGCCTATCTTTTGCGCAGTGAAAAAAACAGTGATCTGATTGCGGAGATCGAGGGCGGGATCAAAAAGGAAGTGAGCATTGGCTGCAGCGTGGAGAGAAGCATCTGCTCCATCTGCGGAGCAGAGAGCGGAACCTGCCAGCATGTAAAGGGAGAGACCTATGGCGGAAAACTTTGCTTTACGGAGCTGAGAAATCCCACGGATGCCTATGAATGGTCTTTTGTGGCAGTGCCGGCCCAGAGAAATGCCGGAGTTTTGAAGCACGTTAAACAATCGAACGGTGACCTCTCCCAGCTGCGCCGCCAAGCAGAGCTGGGAAAAAAGTATTTGAAACAACTTCGGCAGGAAGTGGTGCGGTTGGCCATGCTGTCAGACGACAACCTGGACGGCGAACTATTTGCAAAAGCGGCAGAACAGCTGGAAGAGCCGGAACTGCTTGCACTGCGGCAGGCCTATGAGACCAGCGTGAACAGACGGTTCCCGGCAGCACCGCAGCTGCGGGACGCCGCCGGCACAACGCAGGGCGACGAGACGGTATTTCTCGTCTGATGGACGAATGATTTGAAGGAGGAGAACAATGAGGCTTTCTTACGAGGGAATTGGACAATGGGCAGCTACCTTTGCCTGCGGTGAAGTGGCCGAGGGGGAGCTGGTGAAGGTCAGTGCGAACGACACGGTGGCATCCTGTGCAGACGGCGAGGCGTTTTGCGGGATGGTGCTGTCGCGCGGCCGGGGCGGTGATGCCTGCACGGTGGCGCTGGGCGGCATGGTCACCGCAGGTTATACGGTAGAGACCGATGGTACGGCGCCTGCCTTGGGATGGACGACGCTCAAAAGCGATGGCAATGGCGGCGTGAAGACTGCTTCCAGCGGCCGGAGCTATCTGGTAGTAGACGTAGATGCATCCGCCAAGACTGTGACATTTGCATTATGAGGAGGAATTAACAGATGGCTTATCACTATGAGAACATAAAGCTGGAAAAGGGAATGTATGGCCAGAGCGGCTGCACGTTTGCCCAGACATTGGAAAAGCTGGATCCCAGCGAGCACTATCGCGGAACGCCCATGGAGGGACTGGACGCATTCCAGCGCCAGCTGAAACGCTTTGACATCAAAGTGAAGGGCGCGGGCAGCGATATGGTGGAAAAGTTTTTTCATACCACGGATTCCGCAGTCCTGTTTCCGGAATTTGTATCCCGCGTAGTACGGCAGGGACTGGAGGAGGAGAGCATCCTTCCGGCAATTACTGCCACAGTAACCCGCTTTGACGGCATGGACTATCGCTCGATTGCCTCTGTGGCCAATGAGGAGGAGAAAGAGCTGAAGCGGGTGGAGGAGGGTGCCCGCATTCCGGAGACCACCATCCGCACACAGGAGAACCTGGTGCGGCTCCACAAGAGAGGCCGCATGCTGGTGGCGTCTTATGAAGCGATTCGCTTCCAGCGGCTGGACCTTTTTTCCGTAACCCTGCGCCAGATTGGCGCGTACATCGGACGGATGCATCTGCAGGACGCCATTTCTGTCATTACAAACGGGGATGGCAACAACAATGCAGCGGAGAATTTTAAGGTGGGGACAAGCCCGATTTCCGGGACAGCCGGAACCCTGTCCTATAATGCGCTGCTGGAATTCTGGAACCAGTTTGACCCATATTCCATGAACACCATGCTGGTGGGCGGCGACGTTATGCTGGCACTGCTGAAGCTGGAGGAGTTTCAGAATCCTTTGACAGGATTGAATTTCCAGGGAACCGGTACGCTGACTACACCGCTGGGGGCACAGCTTCTGCGGACAAGTGCCATGCCCGCCGGTACTTTGATCGGGCTGGATAAAAACTATGCACTGGAGCAGATCTGCGGCAGTGAGATTTCTGTGGAGTATGACAAGCTCATTGACCGGCAGCTGGAGCGGGCCGCCATCACCTCTATTTCCGGCTTCGCCAAGCTGTTCCCGGAGGCATCGAAGGTTTTGAAGGTTTGACCGGGATGGATGAGAAGATTCTGAATCTGGCGGCGGCGATTTCCAGCGCCGGAGAGGCAGAAAAGGAACTACTGACCTTACTCTGTCAGGCGGCGGAGCAGCGTCTGGAGAGAAGACTTCAGCCAGGGACAGTCCCCGAAGACTGCGGCGCGGCATTTCCCTGCGCCGCAGCGCTTCTGGCGGCAGCCGATCTATATGTCAGCCGGAGCGGCGGAAATGCGGTGGAGTCTTTTACGGCTGGAATGGTGACCATTCGGGAAAAAAGTGCGGAAAAGGCTGGAGCGGCAGTTCAGGAACTGCGGCAGACGGCGGTACGGATCATGGAACCGTATACGGGAGACACGACATTCAGCTTTCTTGGGGTGCGGGGATGAATCAACAGTGGATGCAGAAAATTTTAAAAGTGTATGGACAGGCCGTAGTCATTCATGGGATGACGGCAGACCTTTCCGTCCGGGCCTTTTTACAGCCGGTGACAGAAAAGGACGAAGCGGAGCCCTTTGTGATGACCGCACTGGGAAGCGTGGATGACAGACTGTGGCGGTATCTGGGACTGACGCCACTGGAGACGACCGATGTTGTGGAGCACGGCGGCGTACGGTTTTGCGTGCGCAGCTGCCGTCCCTTCTATGTGGGGGAGGATGTAATTTACTGGTGGGGGATGCTGGCCCCGGAAAGGAAGGCGGCAGAATGAGAGAACTGACAAAGGTGAGAGACACGGTCATTGCGGCACTGCAGGCTGCGGGCCTGCAGACGCTGACAGCTTTTCCCGCTGCGAGAGCTGGAAAATATGAGGAACCGGTCGCGACGGTGAGCGTCGGCGCTGCGGAGGGCAAGACCATGGGCTTTTGTAATTATCTGGGCGAGATTTATGATGCGTCTGCAGGAACTGTGCGGGAACTGTATGGAAAACAGCTGGAGGGGAACATTGCAGTAACCATCCGGGGGCCGGGAGCCGCCCATTGCGAAGCGGGGTGTGAGACAGCCACAGAGGTGCTGTTGGGCGGACTGCCGGAGGGCATCCGGCCGGGGGAACTCCGCTGGGAGGCACTGAAATGGGAAAAGGAAACGGGAATGTTTCTGCGGCAGGGGCTGCTTCAATGCCGGGCGATATTTACTGCCCGGGGCAATGAGGACAGCACGGCCTTTCTGGACTTTCAACTGAAAGGAGTTTTGAAGACTTGAGCGATACAAAACATGAGCGGCCAGGCGTGTATTCAACTTACGATGCGTCAGCAGTGGTGTCTGCGGGGCAAGCACCCAAAGTTATCGGCGTGGCGGCAAAAGCGAGCAAGGGGACTGTTGGACAGGTATTCGTGCTGACAGGATATACTGCTGGCGCGGCGGCATTTGGCGAGGATACCACGCCGGGTATGTCCACGATTTTAAAGCTGCTGTTTGCAAACGGCGCCTCCACCGTGATAGCGGTTCGGGTGGCGGATGCGGGAGCGAAGGCGGACTATGAGACGGCCTTTGCAGCCCTTGGAAACCAGGAACTGCAGATTATGGTATGCGATAGTGCAGACGAGACTGTGCAGCAGGCACTGAGAGCAGCTGTGGAAGAAGCTTCCGCCGGCCGCAGAGAGCGGATTGGAATTGTGGGCGGAGACGGAGAGAGTGTGTCCCAGCTGGTAAGCCATGCCGCGGCGCTGAACAGCGAGCGTATGGTACTGGTGGGGCCGGACGCACTGAGCGGCACCGGAGAAGTTCTGCCTGGTATTTTTGCCGCCGCTGCGTTGGCGGGGGTAGTTGCCGCGGGAAAAGATCCGGCAGTTCCCCTGAACGGCGCTTTGGTCAAGGGGCTGGGTGGTCTGAACAGTGCCTATACCGACAATGACATTGATTTGTTGGTTCGAGGGGGCGTAACGCCGATGGAGTGCGTAGCTGGAGTGATTTCACCGGTGCGGGGAATCACGACCAGAACCACCAGCGGCGGCGCGGCGGATACCACATGGCGGGAGCTGACGACCATCCTGATTGTGGATGACATCATTCCGGCAGTGCGGAATGCCCTGAGAAGCAGATTTGCCAGAGCGAAAAATACCGTCCAGGGCCGCGGCGCCATTCGTTCCCAGGTGATTGTGGAACTGGAAAAGAAGGTGGCGGCGGAGATTATTGACAGCTATGGTGAGGTGACAGTGACAGCAGATACAGACGACCCGACGGCGTGCCTGGTGGAGTTCAGTTTTGCCGTTGCCCATGGACTGAACCAGATTTATCTGACCGTGCATATCACGGTGTGAGAAGGGGGAAATGAGCGGGCATGAATGGATTTCCAACTAGTTCGGATATTTACCTGGAGCTGGACGGAAGAAAGGTGGCAGTTGTACAGAGCTATACGGCCAAGGCGTCCAAATCCAGCCAGAGCGTAGAGGCATTCGGGGAGAGCGAACCAGTGGCTACCATTGAGGGGCAAAAGCAGTATACCCTGGAACTGACACGTCTGTACGCCACGGACGATGCCATTTCCGATGGCATCAACTTTCATGAACTCAGGGACTTTTCCCTGGTGATCTGCAAACCGGACCGGAAGATCATTTACAGCGGCTGTGAGTGGAGCGCTATCCATGAGGAGGGACAGCTGAATGCCATGGTGGCAGAGAAAATTACTGTGGTGGCATCCAAACGGGTGGAGACCTCTGCGTGAGACTGGAGAAAATTGAGGAACTGCGCCAGCCAACGGCACTACGGCTGCTGGCCATTTGGCGGGAATGCCGGAGGGAGCAGGCGGATCCATTGGAGCAGAGCTTGCTGTGCAATGCAAATGACGCCGTTCTTCCGGTGCTGGGAACGCTGACTGTGACCCGAATGGAGGAATAGGACCATGCACGAACAGTTTTTGAAAAACCTGCTGGAGCCGCTGAGGGTATATGATTTAACAGAAATGTCTCTCGGCGGGGCGGAACTCTACGCCGCTGGAATAGGACTGGACGCGCTGGAACAGCAGCTGGAAACCGCAGAGCGCGAAGCGCTGGTCGCGACAGCGGAAGGAACAGGCCTTAACCGGACAGAAGCATTGTTTGCCAGAAAACCCGCCGCCGTGACGACGGAGCAGCGGCGGCTTGCCATTGCGGCGCTGCTGCAGATCGACGGCGACAGCCTGACTCCGGCGGCCATTGACCGAACGATTCAAGGCTGTGGAATTCGGGCCAGGGCGATTGAAGTGGACACGGGACATCTGCGGGTTGTTTTTCCAGAAGTTGCGGGAATTCCGGAGGAATTTGAGCAGATTCAAAAAATTGTTCTTGATATTTTGCCCTGTCATTTGGAAGTGGAGTTTTATTTCCGGTATCTGACCTGGCTGGAATGCGAGCAGGCGGGGATGACCTGGGCTGGTGTTGAGGCGGAGGAACATACATGGGAGAGCTTTGAACTGGCAGTGCCGCCGGAGGCATAG